GGCGGCGCGGCACCAAGGCGTGGCCGAGATGGTTGAGGAGGCGCAACGCATACCGGTTGTGCTGCGCCCAAGTGATGTACCACACGAAACCCAGACGCGGACGTTTAGCCAAGCGAAAGAGCTGCTGCGCAAGCGCGGCCGCTTCGCCATCTTTGAAACGCCTACTGCTATGTCGGTCGGAGTGCTGTTTCCTCTGCGTAAGGGGTTGTACGCCACTAGCCGCCATATAGTGCGTCCGGTATTGAATGCGGGAGCAGCGGTGATCAAACTGCATATGTTTGCTCATGGCGCTGGGCCCAAGCAGAGTTTCCAGATCGCTCCATCGCAGATATATTGCCCTTCGCCCGACCATGACATTGCTTTTGTGGGGTTTGCAGGCCCTACGGAGCGAGATGCGCGTCTGGACGTGATGCCGGATGCATGGCTGCGTGGTATGAGCCAGGAACAGGCGTACTTTCCGGTGGCGGAAGCCTGTGTGTTAGCAACAAGGGTTCCACCCCAGGTGCTAGCAGGGCGTGGCTCTCCGGTGGGGTCGCTGAGCTCCGTCTCAGTGCGCTTGATGGGCGCTCCACGGGTGCGCCCAGTGCGATTCGGTCAAGATGTTCACACGGTGATCGCCATGTCTCCAGTTGGGTTGCTGACCTTGGCGGGGGACTGTGGATCTCCGTTGCTCGTCAGTGCGCGCGTAGGCGGCGCACCATCCGTGTGCGTGGCTGGCTTACACTCAGGTGTCACTAGGGTCGGTGGCGAAGATCTGGTTGTTACAGCGCCATTGACGCAGTCCATGGTCGCGGCGGCCGATGCATACTTTGCTACGGCCACTTACCAAGGAAGCGTGAGGTTGTTTGGACAACCGGCGGATCTTCGCTTAAACACCTCGCGATCGCATCCGTTGTTGCCCCAGCATTTGCCTTACGTGCAGCCCCTTGGTGTGCTGGAGAACGAACAGGGGGTGAACGTTAGTTCGCTGAACACGTTCAAATCGAATTTGGTGCGGGGCATGTTCTATGAACCGGGTCCCGTGGATGACGTGCTGGGCCCTCGGGCGCACGGTTTCCCTGTTGACACTCGCAGCATGGCGCACTATATCCGTCCTTTGGAAGCTATGGCGACCAAGGATTCGGCTTTCGAGCCCCCCGTGCTGGACCAGGCGTTGCGTGATTTTAAGGTCTCTTTGCGCATCGCGTTGGGTGACGCGGCTCCTACGCGCCCAGCGTCCTTGTTCGAGGCAACCAACACAGATGGAGTGCAGCCCACGTTGCAGTTGGGCACTTCTGCGGGTTTTGGTCGTAAGGGCCATAAGCACAGATACGTGGATCTTGCCTGCACACGTGGCTGCACTGACGAGGGTTGCGTGCGGTTTCATCCCAGTGGCAGCGACCACATTATTCCCGGGAGGGACAACTTTTATCCCGACCCTGAGGTGCGTGCTGAG